TCATGGAAGGTCTGGGATGATGGATTGGCTCGCCCTCCAAAGGCAGTTACCAACTGGGCACTCAAGAAAGCGGAAGAGGGATCACCGAAAGTACCGTGGCCAGCCCGTGAGTACGCCAGAGGTTTATCCGACTGGTTGGTGAGCGGAAGCGTAACGGCCATTCATGCGTCGGAGTTCAGCGTCAGCAGTGATGAAGGGTTTGCTGGAACGGCGGATGCGTTGATCGACACTCCATTGGGTCTGACGATCTGTGACTTCAAGACGACGAGCCGTGAGACTGACAAGCCAGAAGCATGGTTAAAGGACCACCAGGACCAGCTGGGCGCTTACAGTCTTGCCTTACGTGAACGAGCAGGCATCCGTGTTAATGCTGGAGCGGTGGTTATTGCGAAGCCAAACGGCAATGTCCAGCTGAGGATGCTGTCGGAATTAGAGATGAGAGGTTGCGAAGCTAGATGGACGGAACGGAACAACCTGTATAAGGAGATGCTGCTGAGCGGAGAGGTACTTTAGAAGCCTTTAACTGGTTTTCTAGCTTTAGAAGCAAATTTTGCTTGATCAAGGTTTTTGCACTTGCCGTTTTTCAAGACAGTTTTTTCTTTTTCTTTTTGAGCTGCGATAACCTTTTTAAGATCTCTCCGTTCCTGCACTATTGTGTTATAAAACTTGTCCACAGATGTTGCAATGCCGTAAATAGTAGGAGTCCCTCCTTGCCTAGAGTTATCAACGGCTTCAATCCATTCAGTCAGGCTATTAACTCGTTCGGGATCGGGACAACCTTTTTTTAATTGCCAGTTTAGCCCTTTGATTATGTTTTCAATGTTGTACTTATCGTGATTTACGATAGAAAAATCGTAAGTTCCATCTTTTCTCCAATACTTTCTCACAATGCCCACATTAAAAACTTCTTTGTAAAGGGTTTTCTTTAAATTTACTGGCAACCGATATATCTTCATAGGCATGTCCATCGGAGCGGATTCTGGAGAGATCCATAAGTGATCAAAGCTGGCGCCACCTGGCAGGGTGATCATTTTTTGAATTGGTGTATTGTTGTCCCATGGAATGACGTAGGCATTTTGCAGGCAATTCCAAGTCGCTTCAAAGCGAGAAGAGGTATGCCATCCTCTGTAAGCGACAAGCTGGTTCTGCCATTTAGCGAGTGAGATTCTCATGGAAGAAGCGTTGGACGAGATTTATAAGGGGCGTTGCAATGTTGCCGTCAAGGCGAAGGAGATAGGCGTCTCAACTGAAGAGCTGAAACGCCTGTTTCGGGTTTATGCAATGCAGCGCCCTATCGATGAGGATGTTTGGCGCGGAGACGTGGAACTAGGTTGGCCCTGGGCTTAGCGACGAAAACGGTTAAGGAATTGTCTGATTTTTAGGATTCCTCGATAGGAGTTGTTTAGTGATTCATTAACTGCAAGCCAGCAGATTAGCATTGATCTAAGCTCACCGATTTTTATCTCAAAAATTTCATCGTCTTTCGCGTCAGAGATGTGCTCTAAAAATTGGTTTATATATCGAACATCAGTCTCTAAGCTGCTTAGAAGTCGTTTTTCAGGTGGCAGGTTAGCAAAAAACTCGTTAGGAGAATTCGGGGTGGAGTCAGACATTGGTGTTTTGGGGTTCAGGTGAAACGCACTCTTCCATGGCTCTACGTTCGTAGTGCCGTTTCAGGCGCAGACAATCATTGGCGCGGACGAAGTTACCTTGATCTTCAAAGATGACTGCCCTAGCCGTTTCATAGCGGATAGCTTTAGGCAGTAGGTCTGTTGGAACGCGGGAACCAGCAGCGGAGAACTTGTTGCCATTGAGAATACTGCTCATCAGTATTGGGGCGTTGGATCAAAGTTCAATTCGTTCTCAAGCTGTGGGATGACTTCATCTTCCAGAAGAGACCGCATTGAATGAGTTAAGTGCTCATCCATTTGATGGCGCTTGTTCTCACGATTGATAACACCTTTAAGGATGTCAAGTGCGCGTTGAATCTTGTCGCACTCGTATTCTTGTTTGGGTTGATAGTGGTACATCACCATTCGACCTCTTGAATGAGTTGGTTGAGGGTTTTGAGAGATTGGAGACTGGAGAGCTGGCGTTGACCGTCGCTGAGACCCTTCTGTAAGGCCTCAGGATCAGCGGTACGGACAACCTGCTCCATCTCTTGCTGAACGAGCTTGAAGCAGAACTCAATGCGCTCTGCGGGGTTGTACCCCAGGTGGTTTGACGCTCTGGACTTCTGACCGCCAAGGATGAGGCAGAGCAGTTGATTGATGGAGCGGTTGCAGTCTTGGCGGGTAATCATTTGAGGTTGCGGTTACGTTCAGCAGCGTCAGGGATCGAGTTGTAATAGTCGTCCCACTCGGCTTGGCGTTGGCGTTCTTCGATCTCTTCATCAGAGAGAGGCGGCCAGGGCTCTTGATATTCGGACGGGAGAAGATCGTCGATGTCGTCTGTGCGGATAGTCATGTCATTGGAAAGATCGTGAATGGTGCAGCCTGGGTTTGCTTCAGCCCAGGCTTGCAAAAGAGAATTGGTCATTTGGATTCCTCCTTGTTGTTGGATTGGAGCGCTTCCCACTTGGGCTTGAGATCGTCGTACTGCTTGCCGATCTCTTTGATTACTTTGTCGAAGACTTCTTGAGCTGCACGCGCAGCCTTGCTGAGGTTGGCAGCGTGTTCTGATTCTTGGAACGCCATCTGCCGTAGCTTGACGACAACCTCCATCTGACCATCAACGAACAGTTCCGGATGGACGCCGTAGATTTTTTGCATGGAGTCATCAGCATCATCCGAGGTGCATTGCCACTCGTGCAAAGCCTCTTCTACGCGCTCGGCTGAAGCGTAATAAGAGAAGGACTTACGCAATGCTGCTAGGGCGCTGCGCTCATGCTCTTGGAACTGCTCACGCAGTTCATCGCGTTGCTTCTCCAGCTTTTGGCGCTCAGGTTGTTGCTGAAGCCAGTTGTAGTAGTCAAGTGCCATTGGTTTGATGATGATTGGAGCGGTGTGAGACAAACGTCTCAGAACTTTTGAGACAGGCCGCCGATGCGGTACAGCCTTTCGTATTCACGGACAAGACGTGCATAGTCCTGAACGTTGCCGCTTTCGAAAGCGTCGATCAGCATTTGACGCGTCATACGCATAAGCGCATCACGATCTTCCATGCTGATCACTGGAACGGGATCCGCTTCGATTGTGATGTCTTCAAGTTCGCGGCTCTGATCTGCCTCATCCACGTCACGGTATGCGGTGGCGCGGCTGAGGTGGAACTTGCGTTGAAGCGTTGAAGCAACATCCGCTTTGCGGAAGCCAAGGTCTAGAAGGCGCTTAGCATTGAGCTGATGCGCCTCCCGAAGCTCGTTTGAACGTTTCATAAAGTGGGTTTAATGGAGCGGAGCAGGCTTGGCCTTGACTCCACTTGTAGAATCTTACAGGATCAATCCATTCAAGGCAACGAACCCATTCATGACTGAACCAACGAAGACCATTCACTTCTGCCCTGATGAGTGGGCGCTCCTGCTGGAGGCGCTTCACGTCTATAAGGACACCAATGATGGACGCCGCGTGGCTGGTCGCCTGAACTGGGTTCGAGCCAAGCTGGAAGATTGCCGTTCTGAAGAATGCCTAATTCGTCTCAGCGCATAAAAAAAGCCCCGTAAGGGGCTCAGGAAACGTAAACGGTCTCGCAAGTGTCCTGAGACCTGAAGCGATGCCAGATCTCTTCCGCATAAGCCGCCGTGATCAACCGGCGCTTTTCAATTCGTCTGGTGTCCTGTGAATTGAATTCACAGAACCAGACGCCATCCTGACTCCAATCGGGTCGATAGTGAAGCCATCCCCGCTTCTCAGGAATAAAAATCTGGAAGCGGGAAACGTTACAGAACACTTTTAAGATCATAGGAAAATACCCGGCGATTAAGCCGGGCTGCTGTTGTTTGGAGCGTTAATCACAACACGCCAGCGCTGCTGTGCTGTAGATCTGGTCGATCGGAAAATTCCGGCCTTTCAGATCTGAATCCCTGTAAAAATACAGAGCACAGCCCCTAGGGTCGCCTTGGTGGTAGATCTTGCCACCACACTCAGCCGCTAACGTCTCCGCTTCTTTAAGGTACTTTGCCTCTCGGTTTGGAATCACCGGACCCTTGCGGGTAGGTGTCCCGTACCGGTCGAGATAATAACGCCGTGGAATCGTGCAATCGTGATCATCCCATTGGATGAACCCATTGCATTCATCTTCTGCCCATTTGTGCAAATGGCGCTGAATCTGGCAAAGCCGCTTGAATGTTGCTGATGGAATCGTTGGTTTCATGATAAAAAAGAGCCTCGGACTATTCCGAGGCTTTTAAGATGAACTGCTTAGTGGGATTGCACTTCTTCAGATAATCCACTTGTTTAAGTGCGTCATCCTTTGAAGTGTTCGGAAGATGCAAGATCTTCTCGTCCCTGGATTCTGTGATGCAGATGATCACCATGGCGTGACAGGCTCCAGCTTGTGGGAATAGTTGGGGCGGATTCTCGCAGCGTAGAAAAGAAGCCTTTCGGCTTCTCTCCTGCTACGTGGGGTTCCGTATGTCACCCAACCGAGGCCCCCAGATTGTGGGATGCCTCGCCAAACTTGCACTAGGTAAGCCATCAGCGGATCACCCGGACATAAGACTGGGTTCCGCTGTGACTTGGTGCGGAAATGTTGCCCACGAAAGCAACACCAAAGGCGCCGGCCGCAACATAAGCGGCCAGCACTGACAGAAAGGACTTCATTTGGAAGCCTCCGCCTTAGCGTCTGCTTCACGGTTGAGATCGGTCAACATCGTGATGATGCGATCGCGATCCCAACGCGTCAGTCGGTCGGTGAGATACTTCTCGACCGCCTCAGTCACTGCACCGTAAGGAAGCTCAAGCGTCACAGTGTCGCCGGATGTTTGGCACGTGGCCTCGATCCGTCCACCGCTGACCTCCACACGACCGGTTGTGATCGTGTGAATCGTTTGCGTTTTCGTTTCCATTAGTTGGATTCGTAGGGTTGGCTTTTGCTCTTTGCTGATAGCGGCACCCGTGGGCGCTGAATCGCTCGGATCAGTTGTGGGCATTGCTGGGGCGAACCCAGGTCAGCCGTTGAAACTTGCGAATCGCTGTCAGACTGTATGCAGTGAAGGGAAAGCTTGCCGCGCGCTGTGGCTGACGGGTTCGATGTTCACGTTGTGGGTCGGGACTGGTTCCCCGCTTGCTTGTATTGTATCACCCGATTGATGATACTGTCAACTCCGGTTGAGTGAGAAGAACTCTCTCCTCCTTTGCTGATGCTATTAGTATAGCATCCGAGTAGGTACACATAGGGGGTAGGGTTCCAGTTTGCCGGCTGTCACAGCAGGTTGTCCCATAACCTGAACATATTTCTGCACAACAGTATTCGTGTAATAAAAAAGCCCCCTTAGGTGGGGGCAGGGGTCTGAAGTTGTGAGCGTGGGGATCAGTCGCCCTTGTCTTCGATAGAGATTTTTAGTTCAGGTGCCTGGATGTTGACTGTCTCAACGGATTCACCAATGACACGTCCGATGGAGTCGAGCACCTGGCTTGCGGTCTGCAATTGCCCCTTCTTGAGGGCTTGATAAAACAGTTTGGTGCGCATGTGCTGAATACGCGCAAGCATGTTTTCGCGGTCACGTTGCCAATCTTCTTCATTCCACTCTTGAATAGCTGCCCAATCACGCCAAGCGGTAGCAATTGAGATTTGTTCTTTTTCGGCGTGGTCGTAAACAAGCGCCCGAGCCGATAATCCGTCTAACTGACGTTTGTATAAACGTCGCCTACGGGCCTCTATGACAGCATCAGGCGAGCGTCCGGGATTCATTGCATATTTGACTGCTGTTCTTTGATGTTACCCCGTGCTGAAGCCATTTGAAGGGGGGTAGGGGTTGAAAACCTGTGTAATGTACTAGGCATGAGTACAAAAGCAGAGCCCGTAAGCCTGAGATGGGCGCAGGGCCAAGTTTTTTCAAGCGACAAACGCTTCCGAGTATTAGTTGCCGGTCGTCGATTCGGCAAATCGTACCTTTCATGCGTTGAGCTGCTTCGTGGAGCGCTCAACCGTCCTGGCGAAACGTTCTTTTATTGTGCCCCGACGTATCGGATGGCCAAAGATATTGCGTGGAGAGCGTTAAAAAAGCTGGTTCCAAAGGTCTGGATCAAGACCAAAAACGAAACAGACCTGCGAATCGAGCTAATTAACGGTTCAACGATTGAATTGAAGGGCACAGAGAACGCAATGGCGTTGAGGGGCCGGAGTTTGTCAGGCGTAGTGCTTGACGAAGCGGCATTTATGGATTCAGAGGTCTGGTTTGAGGTGATCAGGCCTGCTTTGGCGGATAAAGAGGGTTGGGCGTTGTTTATTTCGACGCCAGACGGTACAGCTAGCTGGTTTTACGACTTGTGGTGTTATGTCCCAGACGACGAAACAAACGAA